AAAGAGTGCCAGCGGCTGGTATTCCTATATGTTGCGGGAAGGGGTTCGAACCGTTCACAGGGTCCTCCTCTCGTAGGCGTGACAGGTCACCTTCCGGTGATCGTCCCCGCTGTTTTACGCGCTGAGATACGGGAAGGGAACTTGAGGTTAACTATGTTAACCTTAAGCGTAATTGGACTTTATAGAGGCTTGATATGCCTCCCTAAATCCAAGATCGAGAGCATCACGGGGGGCTTCACCGATGAGGTGGAGCACTTCGTGGGCCTCGAGACCTTCGCGCCTCAGTTCATGGGACAACTCTCGATTGGCCGACTAGGGAGACCGAAACTGTGGTTAAGTACCTCAGTTGGCCCTCGCGGGCTTCGGGGTGGGTTCCCCGCCATCCGGGGGGCAGCAGCGTTGCTGCCCCCGTCTGGCGCACCCATCTTGGGGTCCCTGAAGGCTTACTGCGAGGCGGTCTATGGGCGGAGAGTGTGGCTAGCTTACGTAAGTAAGATTAGATTCTTCTCTCTCGTCCATAAGGTACTGTATCCATCACGGCGTCCGGTGGAGGGTGGATCGTCCTGAGTCTCTCAGGATGGTACATTCGACCAGGAGGGGTGCGTAAACAGAGCCAAGCTAGTAATAGCAGGACTCCGTGAAGCAGCCTCTGCCGGGCCTCCTATTGCGGTGTACCCCTACGACATTCCTCAGCGACCGACCGTATCCCGCTCCATGTGTACCGGGTGTTGTTGCAACAGGTTTTCGGGCCTGAGGCAGCGACACTCCGGAAGCATGTCCTAACCACCAGAAACTGGTGGGATAGAGACTTCACTTGGGACCCTGAGGAGGGTCCCAAGCCGGGGGAGTTGTGGATACCTAGGAAGTACCTCGTCGGGCAACCGATGGGAGCCTACTCGAGTTGGGCCATGTTGGCGGTCGCACACCATGCGATTGTCCAATACTGTGCTCACCTTGGAGGGCTTGAGGGCTGGTTCGAAAGGTACGCCGTGGTTGGCGACGACGTTGTGATTTATCACGATGAAGTCGCTAAGCGGTACCTTGCCGTGGTGACTGGGTTAGGAATCTCTGTCTCGATGGAGAAGTCCATCGTTTCCGAGAATGGTGTTTTCGAGTTTTGTAAAAGACTCGTCACACCGGGGGGAGATGCTTCGGGGGTCCCTATTAAGCTGATTTATCAGACTTTTAGGTTCCCACTAGATTCTGGAGCCTTGCTCCGGCACCTGGACCGAAGAGGTTTCTCTCTACTTCCCATAGCTGCGGCACGGGCCGTCGGTAGCCTGACAGGAGTTGGAGGTCGGTTGGATAAACCGATCTCTACCCCCCCTGCCACGACACGTATGGCCCCTGCCGTGTGTGTCCAACCCGGATTCCCGTGGTGGAGAGGTATCTTCTAGGCACCGTTATTACCGACTCTCTCAGTGGCGGAGCTTCAAGAACTCCTAACCACTGGCCGCAAACCGGCGGCAGATGAGCTAGGTATGTACGGACGCCTAGAGACCCTCTCTTTCAGGGGGTATCTGGATCGTTTACGCCCAGGTAACTGGGCGAAGGCACTGGAAACAGTGCCTATCGGGGTAACCAGGTGGCTTATGGGTTCTATGCTGGTGAAAGCTGGCTTAGAGCTCAGACTCCACAAGGAGCCCTGAATCATCTGATCCAGAGTATCCTCCGATGGGGAACACCCCAGGGTCGGTGGTTGATGGATCACACCATCCGCCAGGTGGGTATCCTGCTAGTTCACGCTCTGCGTGCCCTCGCAGGGGTACCCACACTCCCCCGGGCGCTACTCGGTACCCTCAGGTACTGGGAGGTGTCCGTGGGAACTCCCTGGAATACCTCTCGGCAGTAACGAGGGCGAAAACTCGTTCGTCGCTTAACCTCTCGTTCTCGTCGGATAACCTCCGGAAGGAACGATTGGGGCGGCGACGAATGAACTGAGTCCATAAGGCGTCGCGTGGCTTTGGGGGGACCTTGCCCCCCTTCGACATGGACGGCTTAGAAGACTCAGGCCCTGAGCGTTAGAACCTCTTCGAGGTTTGCATCGGC